TCCATTAAGCAGATTACTGACAGTATTAACATTAGTACTTATTGTTGTAGCATTAGTGCTTACAGCATTGAGAAGATTGCTAACAGTATTGACATTAGTAGTTATTGTCGTAGCATTTGTGCTTACTCCATTAAGCAGATTGCTGACAGTTGTTACATTATTACTAACTGTTAGCACAGCCCCATTATTAGGAATATTTGTTAGAAGAGAAGCATCACCCGCGAATTTACCATAGATAGTTCCAGCAGAAATTGTAGAGAAGAATCCATAAGTTGTTGAAATTGTGGTTGCTGAAATATTTCTAGCAGATATGAATCCAGTACTCAATGAAAGTGTACTTAGATTAGCCGGTATATTAATCGGTATATTTCTAATAATTGAAGAAAGCGTTGAATAAAACTGCGTAGTTAATGTTGAAGCACGAATCGCCGTTGTACTGATGGGATAAAACTCCAAATATGAAATACCACCGCCACCTCCAGAAATTCCAGTTAAGTGTGAACCATCTCCGTAAAACTGAGCAGTCACTATATCTGCACTTAGTCCACCCGTTATAGAAGTTGCTGCTAAAGTTGTTTGCCCAGCAACTGTAAGACTACCTGTTATATCTATTGAACTTACCGTAATCAGTGAACTTACCAAAAGCGTGCTTAGAATTAAGGTTGACAAAGTTCCAGTTGCTTTTGAATTTAATGCAAACAGTGTAGAATAGGCTGAATCAATATTTGTACTATTTGTAATTGTTAGATTACTAACTGTTGTTAGATTATTTGATATTGTAAACGTAGCATTGCTGACTGTTACTCCAGTATTGCTAACTGTTGTTATATTGGTTGTATTTGTATTCACAGTATTGCTAACTGTAGTAAGATTGGTTGTATTTGTGTTTGTAGTATTGCTAACTGTCGTAATATTAGCCGCGTTTGTATTTATATTAGTTGTATTTGTGTTTACAGTATTGCTAACTGTTGTAAGATTGGTTGTATTTGTGCTTGTAGTATTACTAACTGTTGTAATATTAGTGGCATTTGTATTTATATTAGCCGTATTTGCATTTACAGTCACAACTAATGGATTATAATTATTTGAGATAAAGGATTGACTAAACATAGTACTAAATCCAGCAATAGCAGTACTAACAGGATTAAATTGGCCAAAGGGAACACCAGCAGTATTAATCTGCCGAGCATTTAGCGTATCAACAAGTACAGTTAGATTAGCAAGATCTGTTGTAGCACGTGTGTACGCGGTTGAAAATTTTGCTGCTGTTATAGTGGATAATCCGATATAGATAACATTATTATTCGGACTTAAACTGGGCACTTGAATACAGAGGTCATCCAAACCAATAAGTGTCAATGAAGAACTACTAGTGATAGCTTCAAGAACTACAGATTCTGATTCTGGAGGCTCCGCAAAAGAACTATTATTCTTTACAATAAACTGAGTATATGTTGCTCGAGCACCTTGAGTTGTACTCAAAAAATCAATATCAATAAAAATACTATTGGTACCAGGGTCACCTCGAATTTTGGTATAATTTCCATTTACAAATTTTATACGAGGATTTATAATATTATTACTACTATTAGAACTCAAGAGTGAATTCCCTCCACTAATATCAATTCCGGTGAAAGCATGTGTAGCAAAAAAAAGTGAATTACTTACAATTTGTAAGTTCATGCCCGCCCCTTCACGAAAAGTTAAGTTAGTATCATTCGTTGTGGCCCGAATAATTCCTTCTGAAGTTGACAAGGTGGTGAATTGAATATAAGGTTGCGTAATTGTACTTAGTGTAGTCCAGTTTGCTCGTCCTTGATTATCCGTAACAAGAATTAGACCCGTTGATATATATGCACCATTTGAATCTCGGGGGAGTATCTGCCCCACAATTAATTTTTCAATCTGCTGTGTTGTCCGTAAAGACATTTCCTATTCTTACATGAATAAAATAAGAAATGCCTTTGAAAGAATGCGTTGACTCTGTAAACTAAATAAGTCGCCTTAATTATAGGAATGTCAAGTGGAGGTGCCGCTTTACAATTGATTGCTCGTGGAAGACAGGATATATATCTAGTAGGAAATCCTCAAATTACCTTCTTTAAGCAAGTCTATCGGCGGTATACTAATTTTTCAATGGAAAGTCAGCCAATTTATTTTGATGGAACTGCGAATTTTGGCCGACGCATTAGTGCCATCATTCCCCGTAAGGGTGACTTACTTCATCGGATGATGCTTGAAATTAGTTTACCAATGGTTGTAGTTGGTGACCCGGACACATCATGGGTAAATGGCATCGGACACGCACTTATTGAAGAAGTAACTATTGAAATTGGCGAAAAAGAAATTGATAAACAGACAGGCGAATGGTTACACGTATGGAGTAGTTTAACAACTTCCAATTCTAAGCAAACGGCGTACTATAACATGGTGGGACGACAAACTGCTTATACACAAGACGCACAACCTGGGCCCATAAAATTATTTATTCCTTTACGATTCTGGTTCTGTAATAATATTGGAATGGCCTTACCATTAATTGCTCTCCAAACACACCCGGTTCGCCTTACAGTAAAATTTAGAGATCTTCAACAACTTTTCTATCGCAATACTCTTCAATCTAATTGTACACAGACGATTGACCAAGTTAACATAACAGATGTAACCTTGTATGGCGATTATATATATCTTGATATTGAAGAACGTCGCAAATTTGCAAGTGTAAAACATGAGTATCTGATTGAACAAGTTCAGTTTTCTCCACTCAATAGTATTCCTGCAAACGCATCTGTTGCAAACATACCCCTGAACTTTAATCATCCTGTAAAGGAACTCATTTGGCTTGTCCAGCAGACTCGTATGAGTGAAACAAATGAGATATTTAATTACAGCAGTTTACAATTGAATGAAGCTGGCCGCCCTTATGACTTAATATTAGATACTGTTATCAAGTTTGACGGGTTTGACCGTTTTAAGAAACGTGATATTTCATATTTCCGTCTAGTTCAACCATATCAGTATCATACAACTGTACCGGACGATTTTATATATCTCTATTCTTTCAGCATTAATCCTGAAGATAGTCAGCCTTCGGGTTCTTTTAATGCTAGTCGCTTAGATTCTCTTGTTCTTACTTTTACAATGAACAATACGCTAAATAATACAAATTCATCTATGTTTATTGCTCCTATTGTACAAAGGGATTCTACATGTGTAGTTTATGCTGTTAATTACAATGTCTTGCGTATCGTTGCGGGTATGGGTGCTTGCTTATTTATCGCGTAGTAAATAGGGTATGAGTGAAACAGTATCACCATCATCAAGTCCGGTAAAAGAACCTATAAATCTTCGGGCATTACCATATCCAACTACACCTGCTCCTGCTGCTGCTCCTGCTGCTGCTCCTGCTGCTGCTCCTGCTGCTACTCCTGCTGCTACTCCTGCTGCTCCTTCGGTGCCTATCTCAGACCATCATCCACGCCACGACACTCTAAAAGCCGAGCCAGCAATACCATGTCCTATCCCTCCAAAGATACCTAGAACACAGGGAGTTTATTACGAGGATTTCAAGGTTCACTATAGTGATATTTGTACCTATATTAATCCCGACCGGGATTTTGAAACTGCTAAAATGCTCTCAACATGGGGTGGCCTTCTAGCATTAGACCACTTCTATCTACGAAGCCCAACAACAGCCTTTGCAAAGATTCTAGTTAATTGTCTAACATTTGGACTTTGGTGGATCTGGGATGCCAATCAATTCTGGTTTGAAAAAGAACACGTATTGAACTATGGTCTTAACTATCTCCTAGATTATGAGCGGGGCATCGGCCGTGGAACATTGACAGACACAAAACCAGATTTTGTTCCTAAGAAAGATTTTATGACATTTATGCTTTTAGCTATTTTCTTTGGGATATTTGGCCTTGACCGTATGTATTTAGGGGGTGATTTTATCTTTCAAGGCTGGGCTAAATTCTTATCATGCTTTATTTTAATCGGTTTAATCTGGGTTATCTTTGATTTGTATCAAGTGTTATTTCAGCCTGGTACTGTTCTAGCAGATGGATATATAGTACCGCTTCCATTTACGGCGATGTACGAAGACTGGGATTTCCCCAAAGCATCGTATATTGGCGATTTATTCCAAGTTACATTAACTCGGCAGGAGAAAGGGGTTCTAGCAGATAAAGCAAAGGCTGAAGCGGGGCCGTCTTTGATGAGTTTGGCTAGTGGTGCAGCAGGGGCAGGAGCAGGAGCCCCTAAAATACCTGGTCTAGGTGCTCTAGGTAGTCTAGCAGGAAAGTTGCCTGGTCCCGCAGGAATGGCTGCTAGATTGGCAGCAAAAGCAGCGGGTTTACCGAAGCAGCGTGGCGGTGCCTTGGATGAGGGGGAAGGCGGAAGCAGTGTCACACAAGCCGCCTTTGCTGCTGTTATCCTAGGTCTTTCCAGCATCGGTGGATACAGTCTATTTAAATCACTTAAAACTTAAAACGTTTGGAAAAGAAGAATGGAACCAATTGCGGATCAACCACATTTTGAGGCACTCTATCGAGACCCGAAGGCAGAAGGCCGGCGCGTCTCTGATACTCTTTTTATTGTATATTTTACGGCTGCCTGGTGTGGTCCCTGCAAGAAATTAGATAAGGATTTAATTGTAGCAGCAGCCAAAGAGAAGGGAATTCCCATTTACATTTGCGACTATGTTTCAAATGAGTATACGGTTGGCTATTGTATGGTGAATTCATTTCCGACATTTGTTGCTTACATGCTGGGAAAAGAGAAGAATCGTCTGGCCAGTAATCAAACTGAGGCTGTTGTCACATGGATAGATTATGTGTCTGAAAAGTAGGGTCATGTACGATTACGTTATCGTCGGTGGTGGAATGGCTGGCTTACATATTGCTCGCCTTCTAGCAAAGAAATATCCTGACCGAAGCATCTGTATTGTTGAAAAATACGGGGCATTCGGTGGTCGTGTAGACACTTATGTACCGAAGGATAAACCGTCTCTTCACTATGAGTCGGGTGCTGGTCGTGTTGGAGATCAGCACAAAATGATTGCAGAGTATGTCAAAGAATTTGGTTTAACAAAGGCGTATATTAAACCGCATATCACGCATCGGCATGTGGAGGCAGATGGGTCTCTCACAGTGGGTGAAAACAGCTTTACAGAAATAATTGGCCAAATGCTGGAGGACTTGCCTCATGGAATAAAGGACCGGCTTCATACAATGACAATTAAAGAGGCGTGCTCGGCGGCCTACGGTTCTGCAATCGTAGACCGTGTTTTTTCGGAATTCGGTTATCGGTCCGAGACTGAAGTAATACGAGCAGATATCGCCTTTGATACTTTTAAAGGCTTCATGGGGGAGAATAACACCTATTATGTTGTAGTTGAAGGGTTATCTGAGATACCACGGCGTCTAGCAAAAGACAATCTTGAAATGGGCGTTCGTTTAGTAACGAATGTCACGGTTCGGGATTTGGATAAAGAGGGGGACTGCTGGAAAGTACGGGGTGTCTGTATGGAAAAACCGTGGTCCTGTATGAGCCGTCGGGTTATCTTTGCTGTTACGCGAAATGCTTTGGCTCAGATACCCATGTTTGCGGGGAAGTGGATGGTTGAGGGTGTTCGCATGGAGCCGTTGTTACGTGTGTACGCACGCTTTCCGGCCCCAAATGGAAAACCGTGGTTTCATGATGTAGGGCATACCACAACAAATAATGTGATTCGGTATGTCATACCTATAAATCCCGCAGAGGGATTAATCATGATTTCTTACACGGATGCTGGGGATGCTCGGTATTGGACGGCGATGCCCAAAGAAGAGCGACAGCGGGAAATTATGCTGGAAATCCGAAAGCTGTTTCCTGAGAAAGAGATTCCGGAGCCCGAGCATTGGTCCTTTCATTCATGGAAGGATGGCTGCTCATATTGGTTGCCGTATCCGGTGGGGCCGCTAGATGCTCGGAAAGCCCAGCATGATGTCCATTATCCTTTTAAGGCTACAGCACCAAATGTGTATGTCTGCGGTGAATCTTGGTCGTGCTGTCAAGCGTGGATGGAAGGTGCTCTGCGGAATGCACAGAGCCTATTTGAAAAGCATTTGTAGAGATGCCAATAACGGGTCAAACATATTTTTTACCAACGCAGATCACTGGGTGTTCACTTTGGTTAGATGCGGCGGATTCAAGTACGGTTATACTTTCAGGTGTAAATGTTACTCAATGGAATGATAAATCTGGAAATGCTGCGAATGCTACAGCAAGTGGAAATGGTATATTATATACAACATCTGCAATAAATTCAAAGCCTGCTATTTTACTACCAGGTAATTCTACTTATACTTTTTTTACCGGCACAAGTATAAGTGGTACTTTAAACCAGGCAATTTTTATTGTTACTACAACTATTTCAGGTATAACTCAATATTCTCGTTTATTTAGTTTTGGTGGTGCAGGCGATTATAATTCACTTGGAAATATGGTAGTTGGTTGGAATTCGCCGGGAGGTATACTTATAGAACGAAATGGAATTTTCTTACCAAGTACAAATGCACTAGTATATTCTAGTCCATTTATAACCTCATCTGTGATTTCAGGAACAAGTGTGTTAGGATATATTAATGGAACCAACACATTAACAGGAACAACAACATCAACTAATTTTACGCATTCTCAATATGGACTTGGTTCATATACAAATAGTGCTGGATATACATGGTACGGATATGTTGGAGAAGTTATTGTGTATAATTCATCAATATCAGATACTCAACGCCAGCAAGTTGAATCTTATTTGGCCCAAAAATGGAGCTTGACTGGTTCATTGATTAGCAGTCATCCGGGAATACAGAAAATTATATACAGAAATCTACAAACCACATTTACAAAGAAGCAGTATTTTACTGCTTTTTCACCAAGAAATATTCCGGGTTGTTCACTTTGGTTAGATGCTGCTGATGCAAGCAGTGTTACTCTGACTACTACAACAGCATTTACTGAAACTTTTTCTAATGCTGGAGTTCCGACTTCAGCATATAGTGGAAATGGCGTTGCGAATGGAACTACTTATGCGTATCTTGTTGGTAATTCTGCCTTTTCTCCTTTTTTAACACAGGCTAACTGGACATGGACTAACTATGGAGGTATTTCATACGAAACATCCCCTTTTGTTGGGGTAAATCCAATTACTACAATACCAGGTAGTTTAGGATATTCAGCATTTATACAAGTAAATAATTCTACACCCTCAACATTAGTTCGCACAACAACAATTCCTATTGGAGTTTTATGTACAGTAAGTTTTTGGTATTCTTCACGAGATAATGCTGCTATGCCATTATCTATTAGTGTTAAATATGGTACAATAACAATAGTAACAATAACTCAGCCCATCTCAGCCAGTGCGTGGACAAATTCAACAACAACTTTTATAACATCACTGGCAAATCAGAATCTAACATTTACGGTCACTCAAGATGGAACAAACGCTTATTACAGCGGGGACCAAACAGCAAATATTGCCTACGTTCATGTTACATATTCCACTGTTACTAATGTTGCTGATAAATCTGGAAACGGAATTGTATTATCAAATGCAACTGGATTTACATACCCAAACAGATCATTTAATGGTACATATCCATCTTTCTTATGCTCTGGTGGTGGAGGTGGACAGGCTAATGCTGCGGCAACACTAGGATATAATTCTGCATTCGCACAAACAACACCATTTACTGTATTTTTTGTATCGCATCAAACTCAAACAGCCGCTGGTGGATATATTATGGATTCTCAATCAGGTTCAGGTCGCCAATATACATATAATGAAACATTAAGTTCACCATTTGGAAATGCTGGTGTAAATATAACATCTAGTCCTTCTGTTGTATGCCAAACCTGGATAGCAGGAACATCAGTTTTGTATCTTAATGGAACCTCAAACTATTCGGGAGCATTAGGATCATTTACAACAGGAGGTATTATAGTAGGTAATCGATTTTCAATTAATGAATCATGGCCGGGTCATATTTGTGAATTAATTTACTATAACGGACAACTCGGAACAACCCAGCAACAGCAAGTTGAATCCTATTTAGCCCAAAAATGGGGCCTCGTCTCATCCTTACCCGCAGGACATTTGAATGCGGCCTTTCCAGCAGGTTCCCCTACTGCGATTCAACCCTACGTGGCAAGTATAAAGCCTGCTTTGACTGCCTATAGTATTAAACAAGCTGCAGGCATTGCTCCACTGTCTTATCTTCCAATGTTAACAAATTCTATAGATATAGCCGGAACTCCGCAAACAGTTACAACAAATGGCACAGTTACATATACAACAATTGCTGGAAAACAGTGTGCTTATTTTAGTAATTCTCTTTCAAATTATCTCAGTTTTCCATATTTAGTCCAAACACAATTAACCTTGTGTTTTTGGCTTTATTGTATTGATGCTGGATACTATACCGCAGTATCAATTAATAATGGAGCATTAAATCCAACTCTTCAAGTTGATATTAACACGAGCACAAATACTACAATAATTTTTACAGCCATGCCAAATCAATGGGCTATTACGCCTGGTGGAAACTATGGAGGACCAGGTCAATGGGCTCATTTTGCTATTACATTGAATTATTCAACTTACTTTGAACAAGTTTACATTAATGGAACTTCTATTGCGACTGCTACAGGTTCTGGTAGTCCTTCTATTTCACAAACAAATATATGGCTAGG